TTTGGATCTGGATTATCTGGTAGTAATTCAACTGAACAATTATACAGAGCTACGTTTGCAGTTACTTCAATTGGAGCAGCTAGAAAATTAGATCAATATTTTGATTTTGGTGACGATCCTGTTATTTTAGAAATAAATGGTAAGGGATATGACTGGATGCCGGATCCTTTGATGCCACCTGATATGAAGTCAGTATTTACATATAATGATATTAAGGCGGAAGATATTAAAATAAAAGAATAGAACTATGAAATATATTAAACTATTTGAAGATTTTATCAATGAGGCTGAAAAGGCTAAAGGTGATAGAGGACCGATTGATAATGAAGCCATTGAGACTGGACTTAAGAATAAGGCCAAAGAGACTGGCGTACCAATTGGTATTCTAAGAATTGTGATGAGACGTGGAATGGATGCTTGGAATAGTGGTCATAGACCTGGAGTTGGACAAGAACAATGGGGATATGCAAGACTTAATGCTTTCCTAGAAAAAGGTAAACCAACATGGGGTGGATCTGATGCTGATGTTGCAAAAGAGGTAAGAGATGGTGGTTATGATAAAAAACTACCCTATAAATTTGATTAATATGAGACGAGTAAAACTATTTGAAGATTTTATTGCCGAAAAGGGCAAGAAGCCACAGTCTGTAAAACAGAAAGTTAAAGGACTTAATAAAAAGATTAAGAAAGCCTTTAAGAAGAAAGAAGACCTAGTTGATAAAACTAAAGAACTTGATGCTGCTCAAAAAGATGGTAAGGCTGAACCTTCTGATAAATTACAAAAACTTTTAATCAAATCACAGATTAAATCTGCAGATATTGATGCCAAAAAGACTCAGACAAAACAACAGGAATTAATGCTTAAGGCAAGGGTTAAAACTGCTAAAGAGGCTGAGAAGGCTAAAAAAGAAGTGGCTAAAGAGAGTCTTATTATAGAGGCAGAAGAAACTTATAATGATTACCCAGCAGCTGCTAAGAAGAATGCACAAAAGGCAATTGATTGGAAAGAGAAATATGGTAGAGATGAAGTTGATGCTGGAACTCCAGTTGGATGGGCGAGAGCTCACCAATTAGCCAAAGGTGAAAACCTATCTGCTGATACTGTTGGTAGAATGTCTGCATTTAATAGACATAGAAAGAACTCTAAGATTTCAGCTGAGTATAAAGAGACACCATGGAAAGATAAAGGTTATGTTGCATGGTTAATCTGGGGTGGAGATGAAGGTGTTGATTGGGCAACTGAAAAAATGAAAGAAATCAAGAGATAAATATACTCTAATATTAATAAAATATAATTAAAATAAAACATATAATGAAACACATTAAACTTTTTGAACAATTTGTAAATGAGGATATTAAAATTAGAAAGAGTATTTCAGAAGAAAAGGCTAATGAATTGCTTGATTTTCTAAAACAGGCTATCGGTAAAAAATTAAACTGGAAAGAGTTTTCAAAATGGCACGGTGGTGCTGCTCAATTAGGTAAAAAATCACCAGCACAAAAAAAGTTCTTAGAAGACAATTTTGAATGCGAGATTACAGATGTTACAATGCGCTACGATGCTGATCGTAAATATGCACAGATTGCAATAGTATCTCTACAAAATGCAAAATGGCATACTAGCCGCAATTTGGATCTTGAACTTAAATTATATAAAGATGACCCTAATTGGACACCAAAGGAAGGCGATACTAAAGACAGGGCTTTAGATTCAGGTCTTTTTAGATACCATTGGGAAAAGCAATTCGACAGATTTTCAGATATAACTAGAATAGGTCGATTCGGCGTTTAAATAAAATAACTTAATAAAATGAAACACGTCAAACTCTTTGAAGAATTTATTACTGAAAACAATACATTTACTGGTGATGAGGTAGCTCAATATATTGAGGATATTACACCAGAAGAAAGCGATGTTCCAGATTATTTCATTGATAAATTTATTAAGCCAAATGACGGTTGGGAGCTTAAAGAAATTAAACTCAAGGATCTACTTAAAGACAGAGACTTTAAGGAGTATTATAATTCAGGCGAAGAGAGATATGATGAATATGAAGTAGATCCGGATGATTTATATAATGACCTTGTAGTTTACAAAGGTACATTATTAGATGGATATTCAAGAGCATCTAAAATGTTACGAGACGGTGAAAAGACTGCAGGTGCATATGTTCTTGAAAGTCAGAATAAGTAAGATATATAATAAAAATAAAATATTAAAGCAATGGCTAGAACAATACTATCATTCGAAGATTACAATAATCAAATTAAAGCTGCCCAGGTTGAAGAAACTGAAGATGTAGAAGTTTGTGAAGTTTGTGATAACGACCCATGTACATGTGAAACAACAGGCATGGAAGAAGACGAAGAAGACGAAGAAATCGAAGATGAATCTGAAGACGAAGATGAGGACGATGACGAAGATGAGGACGATGACGAAGATGATGACGATGACGACGATGATGGCGATGACGACGATGATGAGGACGAAGACGAAGATGAGGAGGATGAAAAAAAGGAAACAGTATCTGAGTCTATAAAAAAGTGTTATGAAATGGCAGTTGATGAGGCATGTACTTATGAAGGTGATGATTACCCAGAACATACTGTAGAAACATACATGAAAGAAATGGCTTCATTAAACGCATCAATGGCTGCTGAAACTTTCGAGAAAGCTTGTTCTAAAGTTAGAGAAGGTGATTTAACAATTGAGATGTACGAGGCTGCTTGTAACGAAATGAAAGATACTTTTGCAAAAAGAATTGACGAGCTTAAAGAGGCTTGGTCTGCAAAATAAAACTAAGTTAATTTAAGTATCATCGAATTAAACTTTTAGAAAGGTCCATGTATAATACATGGACCTTTTATATTTAAAAAGAATTAATTATGCCAAGAATATCAGTAGATAAAGTCTATATGCAAATGGCCTATCAAACAGCTAAGCTTAGTTATGCTGAGCGAAGACGCGTAGGTTGTATTATTGTTAAAGACGAACAAATAGTCTCATTCGGCTATAACGGAACTCCACATGGATTTGATAATAAGTGTGAAGAGGACGACAATAGATTTTATGAAAATCCAGACGATGCTCTAGATTTAGTAGAACAAGGATTTACATGTGACAATGGGTGTTGTCATAAACCAGATGCTATTACTAAAAAAGAGGTTCTACATGCAGAATCAAATGCCATTACTAAATTGGCAAAATCTACAATGACTTCAAATGGAGCTGATCTTTATACTACGACTGCTCCTTGTTTTGATTGTGCAAAGCTTATTATTCAAGCTGGAATATCCAGGGTATATTATGCAGAAGATTATAGAGATATGAGTGGTGTTACACTACTAGAAAAGGCTGGAATTGTTGTAAATGAAGTTATATGCTGGAACGAACTGTAGTTCAAATTATAGACCAGGCACTAGAGTCTGGCACTTTTGGAAAGGATTTTGAATTTAGAAATGGCCAACGAGAAATTGTTGAGGCTATTTGCAATGCATACCTTGAAGACCAAGAGGCAACTGTAGTGGTTGACGCTCCAACTGGAGCTGGTAAATCTTTGATCGCAATGTGGTCCTCATATGTTCTTAAAGAATTAGGAAACACAGGTTATCTTGTTACAAGTGATCTTTCACTGCAAGACCAATATGAAAGTGACTTCTATAAATTAGGCCTAAGATGGCCTTCAGTTCGTGGTGTTGACAATTATGAATGTAGTGTAAACGGTTTACCATTTAGCCTTGGTGATTGTAAGCTCAAGGGTATGGGTTACGAGCAAGCTGAGAAGCTTAGTTGCTATAGCTCATGTGAATATCTCCAGAATAGAAAGCGTTCCATAGAGCAACCTGTGGCACTCTTGAATTATAGCTTCTGGTTAATCCAAAGAAACTATGTAGAAGACAGAATGCTACAAGATGGTAGAGAGGTTCCATTTAAACAGAGAGATTTTGTCTTCTTTGATGAAGCACATAAAGTTGATGAAATTGTACAGGGTCATTTTAGCCCTAGGATTGATATTGACATTACAGATAGATTTGGACTTGCTAATAGATTTATACAGAAGCAGGGCATTGGCACTCCAATACAAACCCTAGGAAGTATTAAGGCTATTGTAAATAGACTACTAACTGAAAAAAGTAGACCAGCTCTATTTGAAGCAATGCAAGATTTTAGAAAGGTAGCTAAGGTTTATCGAAAAGCAGCACAAATTACAAAAGCACAGGCTGGTAAAAGATTTAAGAATAGAGAAGTACCAAGAGATTGGTCTACTGCATTAACCACGTTCGACCGCATTAAGGATGTCTACTGTAAATTTGATGACTATGTTGCCTTAATCAAAGAAGTTGGCATAGAAGCCATGGTAATAGACCAGTCGGAAGAAGAGGCTAAGTTTATGTGTGTGGAAGAGAGTCAAATGGTTAACAAATACTTACACGAAAAGGCTGGCTTTAAAGTCTTTATGAGTGCAACTATTGGAGACCCTAGAGCCTTTGTAAAAATCATGGGTATTAAGAATGCTAAATTTATTAGAGTTCCAAATGCATTTGATTACGAAAAGTCACCAGTGGTTTTTGTTAATAGACACAAGTTATCATTTAGAGAAAGAGAGGCTAGTCTACCTAAAGTTGTAGAAATACTAGATCAGATTATAAGTAAACATAAAGGACAACGTGGCGTAATACACACGGGCTCTTATATGTTTTCAAACTATATTAAACAGAATAGCAAGCATACATTTAGGCTAATGGATTATGATTCCTCTAAAGAAAAGAAAGGAATTATAGAAGTCTTTAAAAAGAAAGAAGATGGGATCTTGATGGGACCTTCACTTTTAGAAGGCCTGGATTTAAAGGATGATATTAGTAGATTCCAGATCTTTTTTAAAGTACCTTATCCTAATTTAGGAGACCCTTTAATTAAAGCAAAGATGCAGACCTCTAATGAATGGTATGATTGGAAAACTGGAATCTCTATAATGCAAGGTGTTGGAAGATCAGTAAGAAGTAAAGATGATTGGGCAGTGACCTATATTCTGGATGCTTGTTTTGGAAGCTTGATAAATAAACAGGGATTCTTTCCACCTAGCTTCAACGAACGTATTAAAACTATTAAATAAACATATATGGGATTTAACAAATTAATGTTACCGGAGATTGATTCACTTAAAGAATCACTGATGCAAATGGGAAATGAAGAGTTTGCCAAGTATTGGGTTCGAAGATACTCTAAAGCAGATGCAATCATAGGTTCTACTGAGTCATCTAACTTTATTAAACAATTTATAAATATGGAGTATAATGATAGTACAGAGGCTGATAAAAAAGCTACTAAATAGAAATAAGATGACTGAAGTTAAACAAGACGAGACATATTATGTTTGGATTAAAACCGAACGACTAGGAGATATCGTACAGGTTGATACAAGTAAAACTGAAGCTAATTGGATTAATTTTACCGATGGTACTAGGATTAACCCTTCACTGATTAAAGAAATGTTATTGCCAGCAAATACATTAGAACAGGCTCAAAATATCTCTAAGGATTTTGGTGGTATTGGTAATACTACATCACCAAAACCAGAAGTGATTGCAGCTCCAAAGGCAGTTCCAGTTCAAGTGGTAGAAGAAAACCAGCCAGCTGAAATTAATGTGATGATGGAGATGCTTAGAAAAATGAGCAAGAAGAATATTGCAGAAATGACAGTTGGTGTTAATATACCATCCGCACAAGTTTATGAACTACTCCAAGATCAAATGGACTTGGACGCTGAAGATCTTAATGAACAAATTGGGCTACTAGTAGAAAGCCAGATAAATAATATGAAAGAAAATCTAAAAGAACAGATTACCAATTTTATCACTAATTATTATAAATAATGGAAAAACAAAAACAACAATTACCTCCTAACAGGAGAGTGCGTAGAATGCAAATGAGAGAGGCTGGAATTCTTAAAGCCCTTTCTAAATTACCTTGGAACCATCCAGTGAAAAGACAGATCCAAGCTGAAAATTTAAAGAATGGTGCAAGAATTCAACAAATGCACGCTGATGTAAACGACGCAAGAATAGCTTCAGCATTAGAGTCTAGGTTGGAATCTGCAAAAGCAGACTGGATTAAGTTTGGTTACAATAAAGAAGAGATGGCTCTTTTAGAAGAGGCTTGGGCACTTAACAATGTAATAGATAAAGCGACTAGAAAGGCAGATCGCAAACAAGCAAAAGAATTAATGGCTAAAGCTAGAGAAAGCTTTAACGCTAGAAACTAATACTTTAAATTATGATTACAATTAGTATCGAACCAGCTGACAATGGTCTTATTAAATTCTTGATTGATGATAATGTCAATGGAGGTGGAGAAGAGCATGTTAGTAGAAAGGTTTATGAATTTGACGGTGCTAATGGTAGATCTAATCAAGTTAATTTTTTAAGAGAATTAATATTAGACTTAGGTCTAGATACTGGAACTGATCTGGAACCTAATAAATTAAGTTTAGCATTGGATTGGGGTAGTCAGTATAAGCCATCGCAAGAGGAATTAAAAATAAAGATTAAACAACTTGAAACCAGACTTAGGATGTTTAAGGCATTAATAGAAGAATGATATTAAAAGTTGAAGGTGTATGGTGTAAAACACGAACTGAATTTGAGAGGCTGTCTAAATCAGATAATTACGATTTAGCAGTCTCTTATTTTGACGTATTCAATAGGTTAGTCAAAAGTGACCCCTATAATGAAGAGCCTTCAGATTTGATTATATCACTCTATATTAGAAAAATGATTAGTAAGGCAATTGAGAATAATGATGGTAGTTCTCATATTAAAATGATTTATATGTTTAAGGATTTAGATTCTAATACTGTAGTTAATTTTAAAAGCTTTATAGAACAGATTATTAATTCACCATGTGAATTAAATTTAGTAATAGTTAATAGATGCGACTATCCAAAGAGAGGCGTCCTTAGTAAATTTGATAGTGTAAAATTTATAGACAATGATTAAGCATAAGCTCTTTGCAAAAGGTGATACAATACATGCTCTAATCTCAACAACACAAAACCCAAACATTTTATTTCCAGTAAGAGCATTAATTTACGATGTTAAATTTAATGACATCAATCCTCAATATCAAATTAGGATTAAAAATCTCTATGATAATATTTACTTTCTAAAGCATTATATGTTTGGTGGTAGGTTTATTAAAAACTTTGATAATAAAGACACTAAGATTAATGTAAAAAGAGAAGGTTATTCTAGTGTTAAGCAAGTTGAAGACGAAATCTTTAATGGTAAAAATTGGAAAAGCTATTTAATATTAGTAGATTCTGTTTTTTGTACTAAAACTAGAGTTGAACAAATTGAACTCTTTAACAACATAAATACATTCCACGTTCAAGTAAAATTAAAAGAACTTTATGAGCTTACAAATAGGTCAGCCTATAGTAAAGGTAAGTTTTACTTTCATACAAAAGGCGAATATATAAAAGCAGTTGAGAAGTTCTTAGGTGAACGATATCCTAGAGATGAAAAATGGATCGATGATTTATTACATAGACCAGACGCATCTGAATTAGATGGCGCGGAATGGGTCTAGTATAATATCCTACCATAAAACTAGGATATATATTAAAAATAATAGCTAAGTTTAATGTCATATAAGTTTCAAGGTCAAAACACTGATACTGAGCAGCCAGATGGTACTTTTACCGGGTTCGTCATGATTGGGCCTGATGGTGGAGTATTTTTTGGGCAACATTCTGAAGTATTGGAAGTTGATTTAGGTGCAAGGACAATACCGCCAGTAAAGTTAAAGTATTGGACTGGAGCCCCTGGATGGGACCCTACTTTAGTTAATAAAGTTCCATCTACAAATACAACTGGACTTGACCGTACACAGGCTAAAGCTGCTAGATCTCAAACTAGGCAACGTAAGAAAGAAAGGGCTGAGATGTTGAAAACAGCGAATATCAAAGGGTATCAGCCTTCACCAGGTCCAAGTAAAACTCCATTACCTGAAAAGGCACCAGTTGCAGAGGCAGCTCCTGCTAGTAAGGAAAGTATATACGGTAACAATTTTATTCAATCACAAAAGTTTGAGGATAAAGACAAGGGTTCTATCCACGCGGGAATGGGTGTACGAAGTAAATTTAATGCTTGGTCTCTATTTAAGTTTTTAAATCAACCAGGTGTTACAGACCCTAAAGATGTTACAAATCATGGTTATAATAAAGCTGTAGTTAATGATGATATTATTAATCCAACTGCTAAGAGGATTATTGTTGATGCAATTATGAAAGATTCTTTAAGCTATAACTATTCATATGCTGATTTTGCTGCTACTGAGCATTTTGGTCAAATCTCTAATGATTACTTAGTAACACTTAGAAGATTTGCTTATCCAGTACCAGATGATATTATTAATACTAAAGATTTTAAGAAGGGTAGTTCACAGCCAGTTGATATTACACAACCAGATTTAGCAAGAGCTCTTACATGGATGTCTCCGGCATTAGGAAATGATATGAAGAATGTACTTGCATTCGGTACTAAATTCAACTGGAAAACTGAAGAGTCTAAAATGCAAGAACTATCAGGTGGTACTGCTGCTAATAAAAGAGGTGTATTGGGTGCTAAGATTGATGGTAGTAGTCTTATGTCTGCTGTGGAATCTGGTGTTAATGGCTATAGTGCAGATGCTGCCGCTAGAAAAAAGTCCAGGGGAGATGGTTATGATGCAATGAGTGCAACCTATCCAAACCACGTATATGGACCTCTTAATGTAATTAAAAAAGTACTTGTTCGTGAGCAAGGTCTAGAGTTTGACCAGTCTTTCGAACTCAATTTCTATTATGACTTAAAGGGAACATATACTACAAGCCCTAAGGTTATGTTTATGGATGTTATGGCAAACCTTTTAGCACTTACATATAATAATGCTCCATTCTGGGGTGGTGGTGCTAGATGGGTCGGTGGATCTGGGTCTAGTTCTACTGGTAAACCATTTGGTGACTATGAAAAATTAAAGAATGGTGACTATGCTGGATTTGCACAGTCAATTGTTACAGGTATAAGTGATAAATTTTCAGCAGGTGCTGCGGACTTAAAGGCCGGTGTAAATGGTATACTTAATAAAGGTCTTAATGGAATTGGAGATTCTAAAATATTGGATAACGTTATTGGTGGTGGTCTTATGAAGCTACTAGGTGGCGGTGGAGCCCAGGGTGGTCAAACTGCTGCTGCGTTCTTAACTGGAGATCCAACTGGACAATGGCATTTAACAATTGGAAACCCAATGGCACCAATTATGGTTTGCGGTAACTTAGCACTTGAAAGTTCTAAGATTGAATTTGAGGGTCCTCTTGGCTATGAAGGCTTTCCAACTAAGCTTAAATTAACAGTTACACTTAAACCTGCACGTCCAAGAGATAAAGGTGAAATTGAGAGCATGTTTAATGCTGGTAAAGGTAGATTCTACTTAACTCCAGATACTCCAGGTGCTAGAGATCTTGATGATGTTGTTGATGTTTCACAATACGGTAACAAAGATAAAAAATTAAAGAGCGGAATGGCCGACAGAATTTCGGACATGTCTTCAGGATAATATTATGGATTTAAAAAGTATTATAAACAAGTTTACCGAAGGCGCAAAATTACTTCTGGTCCAACCTACAATGTTCTTTAGAGAGCTTGGTGATGTTTCACTTAAGACGATACATACTGTAACTGAAGATGAAGCTGGGCGCCCAGATTTAATTGCTGATAGGTATTATGGCGACCATAGAATGGTTGATATCATCCTGAAGTATAATAATATTTCGGACCCGTTCTCTATTGATGAGGGTGAAGAGATTAAAATACCAAAGCCTTCTATAGCGTACTATAGATTGGATAGGCCGAAGTTTGCTGAAAGTACTAATGTTGTTAAGAATCAATTTATAGATACAAAGAGGCTTACTAAGAAAGACCAAAGAAGAGTTGAAGCGCTTAAAAAGAAGTATGGTAAAGATGAATTATTGCCACCGAACGTAATTCCAACTGGTAAGAAAACTTATGAGTTTGATGGTGGTTTAATTAGAATGGGTAAACAGGCACAAACAGCTCCTGTTACACAATCAACGACTCTTGCTGATATGGCTGCTGCAAATGCTGCAGGTGGTATTAACCCAGCTCCAGAAAATGCAGTAGATCTACTTAATGTCTTAGATGCTAATGGCGTTAACGATACTAATATAGGTGCTAATGATACTAATATAGGTGCTAATGATACCAATGTAGGTGCTAATGATACCAATACAGGTGCTAATGCAGACGTTACTGGTGGAAACAACTTTGACGGTGGAAACCCACAGGGTACTAATACTAATACAAATAGCGTGGATCCAGATTCACCTTGTTCAAAATAATTAAACTATGGATTTAGATCAACACATATTAGCTGTAGTAGAACCGGCAATTGACCCAACTCCAATTGAAATAGTGGATGTTGGTGAAGAGGAAGATGGTGGTGATAAGCAAACCAAGACCGTTGGTGCTGTAATACCTTCTATCCAGATTAATAAATATTTATTTGGAGATAAAGATATTGCTAGTTGTGATATTAATATGGATGGTATCTTACCGGAAGTTGATATGGAACTTATTGATAGGAACGATGCGTTTGGAAGTGACTATTCACCAAGAGATGGCGATTGCGTAACAGTCTTTATTAATTCTAAAAACGTAGATACGTTTAAGACTATCCATATGGATTTTGAAATTACAGATATTTCTTCTGAAGGAACCAGTGAAGGTGGCTATCCTACACTTCTAGTTTCAGGTATTTGTAAAGTTCCTAGATTATTTGCTGAGGTTTGTAGAGAGTTTCCTAATGGAACTTCGTTGGACCATTTAGAACTTATTGCAAGAGATCTTAAACTTGGCCTAGCGACAAATGTTGATACTGCAGATGATTCAATGCAGAGGCTACAGGCATATACGCCAACATCTGATTTTATCAAATCAATTGTTAGCTCTTCTTATATTTCAGATGATTCATTTCAAAAATATTTCATTGACCAATATTATTATCTAAACTTTATTGATGTTAATAGAGTATTTAATTCTGTGAATGGTTCTATTGAAGAGCTACAAGAGTCGCTTGCTAGCATGTCATCTAGCGTTGCCGAAAAGGGAAGCGAGGATGAGACATCAGATAATATACCTACTAAATTAATGTTAACAAACCACCAGGACCATAGAAGTTCTAATGCTTATATTACGAGCTTTAGGCTTGTTAACAATTCAAATACTGTTAGCCTTGAAAATGGATATGAAAGAAATGTTTCATATTACGATAATAATAATCCGGATCAAAAACTACTAGACTTTAACATACAACCACTGGTTAGCGAAAACTTACAAGAAATTGAAGAGCCATTGAGAGGTAGAAAGGGTGAAGATACTTATAAGGAACAGGTAAAATATAAGTATATGGGTAGAATGAATGCTGGTGAAGATGGTTTAGGTAACGTGCACCCAAATGCACTTTATAGTACTTTAAGTAACATTCAAAATAGTGCAGAATTAAATAAAATGTATTTAGTTGTTGAGCTTGAAGAATTTAATCCTAGCATATATAAATATCAAAAGCTACCAGTTATGATTTACAAATATGGTAGCAGTCAGATTGAAGCATTAAAGGTTACTAAAGAAGCAAAAAAAGAACTGGATTTAGATACCGAGCCTATTAAAAACGTTAATAAAGCTGAAGTTACTAACGAGGAGGAACCAGATCAAATGTTAGATACATTCTTAAGTGGCTATTATGTAATTGGTAATATTAATTATAAATATAGTGTTGATGGTGGTTTGACTCAAGAGGTTACTCTATTAAGAAGAGAGTGGCCGGCTAGACTTAACAACTTAACTGACTAAAGATATTACATCTTTATAAAAATAGAATATATAATTAATGGAACTAAAGGGTATAGAATATTTTAAAAAAGGCACACAGATACGTAAAGTCAATGAGGACCCTACGTATTTAAGCTTTTTTATGCTTTTTAATACTGGTGATTCTAGTGCTTCACCACTACTTCACCCAACTAAAGGTGCTATTGAATATTTTGAAAATATAATAGGCGGTGAAGAAGGTGCTAAGTATGCAGCTAAAGTTAAAGACTTCCAGAAATTATTATTAAAGATTAATAGAGAAATGCCTTGGTTTTGGCAAGAACTTGCTGGCCTAGACCAGGTAATGACATATAATAACATGGCCGACCCTTGGTGGGGTAAAGATAAAAAGATTGAGATTACATGTCTTGAAGAAAACGTTGAGCTAATGTCAACTACTCTAATGAAACTCTATAGAGATTTTAGTTTTGATTTTACGCGTTGGGTTGAAGTTTTACCGGAAAGACTAAGATTTTTCCAGGTTGATATTTTTGTAAGTGAGGTAAGAACATTCCAACAAAAAATTACAGATAGGGAAAAAGGCCTAGATGGTAAAATACCACAAGATATTGGCATTGAAGATCAACCTGAGGAATTGGCTCCGGGATTAAATGCACAAGCTAAGCCATTTATACATGTGCAATTAGGACGTTGTATATGGGATATGGATTCTACTAAAGAAATTTTAGGTGACTTAAATAAGAATCCTGAAATGAAAAAGACAAAATTAGGATTTACTTTTAGAACAGTAAGAACTCCAACATATGGGTCTGGTTTAAACTTAGGTATTTCCGATGATGAATTGGTTATACCTGAAAGAAAGCAAGAACCAGCAAATGTTTACGATCCAAATTCTACACTACCTGGCCAAACAGCACCTGGAAATTCAAATCCACTTAAGGATAGACTTGGTGCTGCAGCAAAAGGTAAAATGAATAAGTTAAAAGACCGAGCAATGGGAACTGTTGCTCAAGTATCTAATATAGTAGATGGGCTTACGCCCGGTGCCCTTGGAAATGCACACGGAGCCCTTTTAACTGGACCTCTTGCTAATGTTGCAAATCAAATTGGAGAGAATCTAACTGCTAAATTATTCTTGGATAATGTATATGGTGTTAATACTGCTGGGACTATTGCAGATGCAATTACACAAGGAAGTATTAATGGTTTAATAAATGCAGCAGGACAAGTAGCCGCTAATATTGGTGGTAATAATAAAGGCGGAGGCTCAATTAGCCCTAAACAAGTTTACGATAGAATTGCGCCAGATACAGATGGTCCAATTAGCCCTAAGAAAGTTTATGACCCAAGTGCACCAGATGTAGATGCACCTATAAATGATAACGTATATGAATAAAGACGAACTTTTTATAGATAATGTTAGAGATAGCCATTGGTTAGGAGAAGTTGTTGTTAATGCAGATCCGTTAAGTGATGGAAGATGTCGTGTTAAGGTATTTGGTAAATTTGACCAATTACCAGATGATGCTATTCCATGGGCAACTCCAATGAATAGAGACCATGTTGGTGCACATGCAGTTCCAAGAGTTGGTGATATTGTAGCAGTTCGTTTTGATAATGGTAACATCTATCATCCAGAATACTGGTTTCAAATAGACCAGAATACAGAATTAAAAGAGGATATACTTAATGCGTCTGATGCTCCACATGATGTTATAAGTTTAGTCTATGATGCTGAAAGAAATTTAAGAATATATCACTCACCGGAAGATGGTCTTGTCATCACGCGTGGCTCTGGCGCCAAGGAGCGACCTCTTATTCAAATTGATGAAGAGGGATTTATTAAGATTTCTACAGATGCTAAAATATTTTTAGATGCTGGTGATATATTTGTCTCTAATACTGGAGAGGGTGGGGCAGATGAAACTGAACCTGCAGTTAGAGGTCAATCTTTGCAAGACTGGTTACAGATGTGGTTAGATGATTATAATACACATATTCATCCAACTGGAGTTGGTCCTTCTGGACCTCCAATGCCACCAACGCCAGCCCTAGTTGCAAAACTATCTAGTACTCATATTGATTATCAACAAAAAGGAAAATAAACATGCCCGCACTTTGGCCACAATTTATTGCAAATGTAAGCACTAGTATAGCCGGACAGGAGTTTAAAAATCCAGGGGCTATTGCTAACGACCCACCGAGAATTGGAAGTGAGAACAATCCTAATTTTGGAGTGGACTATATACCATTGGTAACACCAAGTGGTAGAAGAGACTTTGGCGAAATGGTTGCTAAAGAATATATTAGTGCGATTAAAACTGCACAAACCCCACTCGGAGCCACTCATAATACAATAGGACCAGCCGACCAAGCACTTATACTTGCTTATGGTGAAGCATTTGAGAGACTTTACCGAGATGGCGATCTAGATCTTATTGACACTAAAGATGCTGATGGTAATATTATTAAGGTTGGTAAAGAAAGTAGTGAAGCATTTGCAGATTTATGTCCAGATCCAATTGAAGTGCCAGATCCAATTGAGGAAGAAAAGAAACGTAAGAAGAGGTTTAATGCCTTTCTAGAAAAGTATAAGACAGACTCGGAGATGAATTTACATAAATTTATATTCCGTGAATTTCACTGTATTGAAGATGGCCAACCACAAGAAGAAGTTGAAAAACTATTTGCTACTAAATTAATTAGAGAATTTGAGGCAATAGGTAGCGCTGCTGATAAAATTAAATATTATGATTGGGTAATTAGATTGGGTAGCTCAAAATATGAGGAGAAGACATCCTCGTTTTATGTTAGTGAATTTATAAGTAGAACAGATGGAGACTATCCATTCTTTAATTTGAGATCTAAAGTTGTGGCCGATATTATAGCCGCTGGTTATAATAACCCTGGTGAATTAGTTGACAATGTGGTTAGCCTAGTTGTAAACGCAGTCGCCAATGCATATCCTGAATATACCGAGCAAATATTTACAGGTAATTATATAAATGGCGAAAAAATATATGAAGAAGTTGAAGTTATAGATATTAATGATAGGATTTTAAGAGGCGCTCAGGTGCCAATTGAGACGCCATGGCCATATGACCCGGATGAAAATCCAGAATGCCCATTATCATATAATAAAATACAGGTTGCTTATGATGTTGATGATACTAGACCTAAAATTTTAACAAGTGATGTAATTGCATTCTTTTCATATGATGCAACCACAGTTAAGGTTTATGATTATGTAGGGGATAGAGACGAATGGTATACTTATTACAAGAAAGACGGGACTTATGTTGATAATAAGTATAATGAAATTGAGTATAAAAAAAGATGGTTAGGAGTTCCAAGTGTAAGTTCAAGTGATACTCTAGAAACTTTGGAACAAAAGATAAAACTACCAGCAGCTGGGACTCTATTTAAGTTTAATGTACAATATGCACTTGATGTAAAAGCTGCTGCAGATGAATGTGATGCAAATGAAGTAGAACCGGACATTGATTATGATTATCCAAGTGGAGATCCTTATGAAGAGTTGGCAGCTGCTACAATTACTTATTGGTACTCGCATTTAATACAGCCATTTAAGCCAATGCCAGCAATGGCGCCAGCATTAGTTTCACAACCACTCGGTGGGATTTATATTCCAATCTATTATGGAAGCCGAACTAGATTGGCCAAAGGTCTAAGAAGGGCTCTAAACAGTGGTAAGTCTTTTGATAAAGTACCAGCAACACAACCACCAGCAGTAACTATTGCTACTGCATTGGCAGCTGTATATGCTCTACATTTATTAGAATTTAAACTAATATACCTTGGAGGTATTCCAGTTCCACTAGTACCATTTATACCAATGATTGGTTTTGTACCCCTAGTATTCTAGTTCCACTCTTTTTCAAAAGTGTACCAGTGGTCGGCGCCAGCACAATCGCGACAAGCATCTACAACTAATGTAACTTTCTCCTCGAATGTTAAGCTATTTAATATTGCTCCTAAGTGCATTTCAACTAACTCATCTGAGTTTAAATAAGAATGTGTGTAGTTGCCCAATCCAGTTATTAATCGAGAAGCATTATTTTCAGGGCTTAAGAACCTGCTGCCTTGGTGGTAATCCCCAATTGGGTCATTCTCGAGTATTTGTTTCCAAATTACTTCTAGTCCGATAGAATTTCTAACCTCTTCTACGATTGCTAAAATTTGATCTTTGTGTTTTAATGCGCCCTGGTAACCTGAGCCACCAATACCATTACATTTTACTTCTTTTGTGTTAAATTTACCCATGATTTATTTATTTTAATATTTTCCTAGATGTGCATTAAACTCTCTCATTTCTTGTTCCTCATATCTTCTTGATATTTCTTCTGATCTAAGGACTGATTTGTAATCAAAGATGTAAGCTTTAATTGCATTAAGCTTTTTATCCATTTCTTCAGGTGTAAAAAAGTCCTTTTCAATATGGAGGTCTGAAAGATTGCTTGCAATTCTCATTAAAACATCTTGTGTTTCTACAGTTGCTCGTTCTCCGTACTTTTCTTTAAATTCTTGATTTGTCATTTGTTCTTTGTTTTAATTACAGTATAAATATAATAAAAAAAAGCCAAACAAAAAAATGTTTGGCCAATTATTTTAAAAAAAGTTATTAACAATTTAGATGAAAGCTTCTATTTTCTTTTGAAGTTTTACAATTTCCTTAGACAACTCTACAATAGTTCTTTCTTTCCAGGTAATATTTATATTTTTCCAATATTCTATTTTTTTAGCAATACTATCTTCCATTTCTTGATTGTAATATGCCTCGTCATTATTGTAATTTTTGGCAGCATCCCTCTTTACAATCTCGTCCCATGTTGGCCAGTCATACCAATCACCACCATCCTTTAATGCTTGGATAATTTCGTCATCATTCATTTTTGAATTAATTGCAACATCTTCTTCTGCTTTTGTAATTCTAGTTTGATATCGATTAATTTCAGTATTTAACTTTTCGAGTTTAGACAGTTTCTTGTATTTTGCATCATACTCTTTAGTAAGTGTACTGATACCTGTCTTTGGTAATCTTGTTTTGGTAATATATCTATAATGAAGGACTTGTATATTATTTCCACCTGCATAAATTGCTTCGGTTCTAAAATCATACACTTCTCCATCTCTCTGAATTTTAGCGATTATTTCAATGTTACCTTTATTTCCTTCGTTTGATTGAATATCTACTAATGTATCGGATGGTAGTGTATATTTTTCAACCGCTTTAACCATATCTCTAATTAAGGATATTCTCCAACTTTCTCTATCATATTTTGTGATAATGTTTTTTGGGAATTTCTTTCGAAACCACGTTTCGATTTCTGCTGCCATCTCAGTAATGGTCTGCTCCAATGAATCTAAAATAACATTCATAATGTCATTTTCCTTTGATTCGTTTATAAATTGATTGTATGATTTTAGCTTCTTCATTTATTATATATTATCTTTAATTATTTATTATATATTATCTTTAATTACAGTGTAAATATAATAAAAATATTTGACACTAAAAAACTTTTCGGCAATTATTTTGAAAAAACTTTGCTCCTAAACCCACGAAATAAAGTGGATATATAATATGTTACACTTTTAATATAAAAATAAATGAACCAAAAAAACAAAAGAACTAGAATCACTACGGTGGAGCTAGAAACAACGGTTAGCAAACTTCCAGAACCGCAAAACGAAGTTAAAGTAGATGACATCAAAAATGACGCAGATTATTTTGATGCAGACGGAGGATTTGATTGGGATGCATATGAAGCAACTTGCCCATCAAGAACCAGAAAACCAAACCCACATATTAAAACTAGAAAAGGAGACAAGGTCTACTCTAGAGAATCATATGCTCAAGAGCTATATGATATGATGGAATCTAATGGATATCATGATTGTGTACCTGCAGTTGACGAGGGCTCAATATACAATGGTACAATCTATGGAGTCTCTCATGATTTTATATCTGTGGATATTGGCTATAGAGAGCTAATCTATGTTAAGTATGAAAAGGAGACAGATGCTGTTAAGGCTCTAAAACCTGGAGATGAAACTGCAGTATTAATTACTGGAGCTAAATCAAACTCACATATACTTGGATCTATTAGCGGTGGTGTTAAACAAAAGATCTTCTTAGAATTAAGAAATAGCGTTGAAGAGGGTAACACTGCATACGTTGGTACTGTAACTAACATGATCGAGAATGGTGGTTATATTGTGGATATCCAAGGTGTTGAATGTTTTATGCCAGGTTCACTTGCTGGAATTAACAAATTAGTTGACTTTGAATCTATCATCGGTACTGAGATGTATGTAGCTCCGGTAACTTTCTCTGCTGAAAGAGGTACAATTGTAGTTTCACACAGAAAATACTTACAGGCAATGATACCTAATGAGATTGAAAACATTAAACAGAATATGGATTCTGAATATGTTGGTAATGTTACAGGTACTGCTAAATACGGAGTGTTTGTTGAATTTAATCAATGTTTAACTGGTATGATTCACATTAATGATCTTGATGAAGAAACAATGCCATTATTTAAGGCTAGAGAAATTAAGCCAGGTGATGAAATTAAATTCAAGATTAAGGATATTATCACAGATACTAAAATTACATTAACTCAAAAAGATAATGCTGTAGTTAACCCTTGGGCTGATATCAGTAAAAGGTATCAAATTCCTTCTACAGTTGAGGCAGTAGTTAAGACAAAGAAAGAGTACGGTATCTTTATTAATATCGAAGAAGGAGTCACTGGATTGCTACATATTAGTGAATTTGATGAAACTTTAATGAATGTATTTAATCCAGGAGATAAGATTACAGTTCAGATCACTAGAATTGATGTTGAAAGTAAAAAGGTCTTCTTGAAACTACCTTAAACTAAAGTATTTTAAGAGTGATATATATTCAAACGTAATATCATACTCTTACAATGCAAAAATTAAATAGGAATTCTGACCGCAATAGTATATTAAACTCTGCTTTAGTAGGTGTTGAATTCGAATTTTATTCTAATATCGGCCTAGAAGAGACTCGCAAATCTGTAAGCTCTCTTCTAGGTCGACCTATTAGACTTGAAACCAAGGCGCATTCTGAATTCCAGCCTTCTGCTGATGAATTCAAAATAGAGCCAGACATGTCAGGTGGTAAAGGTCTAATGGAGCTGGTAACAGGACCTATTCCTTATAGAAATGCCAGAATAATGATTTCTAAAATGCTTAATTGGATCCAAGAGAATGGATATACCAATGATAGAGCGTCTATACACATTAACCTATCTTTTGATAAGAAGTATTTAGAAGATCCTGCTATGATTTCTAAAATGAATGTTTTAAAATTTATTTTAGATTTTAATGAAAAGCAAATCTATAAATTCTTCCCAAACCGAGAAAAATCTGTTTATGCAAAAAGTATTAAATGGATTATGCCCAAAGATGAGGCATATTTCTTTGATGGTAGTAATATCTCTTCGATGAGTTATAAATTTGCAGATACTAAATACTATGGGATTAACTTCTCTAAAAAAGAGAAGAACTATCTAGAGTTTAGATATTTAGGTGGTGCAGATTACGAGAAGAAACAGGATAGTATCTTCTATTTAATTGAGGTGTTTTTGATGCAGATGTGGAATTCTTGTAATAATCCACTTTTTACAGAAGAGAATAAGATTGAGCTTAGAAAGATTCTTAATAAGAACTTACCAGTTATAGAGTCATTAAAAGATTACAAGAAGATAAACCAATATTGGCCAGACATACACTTAATGGTTGACCTACAGGAAAGTGACCAGATTATTAAATTATACTGGGCTAAAATCAAGAAGAAGGTAATGGACTTAATTATTAACGGTGGCATGACCGCTGGTAAAATTAACTACGACTCTGATTTAAGTAAGGTTCAAATTAAAGATGGTAAGTTTGGCATTTGTTATCTATTGGAAGGCTATGATTTTATCAACTGTGAAATCGGAGGTAATATAGAGACTTCAAACTTTTATGGCTGTACTATAAAGGGTGCTAATTTAATTAGATGTGATTTCTATAAAAACTCTAAAATTGTAGAATCTAAAATAGAATCATCTTATGTCCATGGAAGCTGCGAGGCTACTAACTGTTATGTCTTTGGAAGAGATGGCATCTTTAAAGGTAAAATGGTTGGTGGTATATTTAGAGAGGGCTTTATGAGCAATGAGGCCAGATTTGAAGATACTGAAATTGTAGTAAGTAAAAAAATAAAATAAACTAAAATGAGTGAAATTAGAAGCGGTAGTATTGATAACTTAAATACTCCAAGAGACTTTGGTGAAAACTGTTTAAACGCGTTTCTTGCTGAGATTAGTGATGAGATTACTGGTGCATGTATGATTCCAGTACAATTACCTCAAAGAGAAATTATCAATATCATCAATAGAGCAAAAAAGTGGATGTATAAAAAATACGAGTATTCTGTTAAAGAGAATTATTATCATATCCCACATGATGTTTTTAAGACTGAATACTTTAAACAAAATAGAACATTAACATTGCCTGGCCCAAGTGCAGATGGTGGCGGTGGAGAAGTCTATTCAGTACATGGTGTATATGATTTAGCATCTGGTTGGAATGGTGTTGGTATGGGTATGGATGTAAGATTCCAGTCTGGTTCTGACTTCTCGTTAGAGAGAATGTTATTTAGAGGTATGTATGAGGGTTCTGGTATGGCCGAGGCCGCAGAAGAGCTACAATACTATGTACTTAACGCTTCATTAGCTGATATGTCTAGACAGATCTTAGAGAATCCAATCTCTTATAATTACTCTCAATTGACAGGTGACCTAAAAATTATGGGTGATACTCCAAAAGGTGATGTAGTTCTTGAAGTATATGAGACTATTAAAGATTGTGCATTATATGGTGATGAGTTATTCTTTAGATATGTTAGTGCTAAAATTAAACAATCATTAGGTGCTAAATTAGGAATCTTTAAATTTGCAATGCCTGGAAATGTTGAATTTGATTATGGTGCAATTAAAGATATGGGCGATGAAGAATTATCTATAATTGAAGAAGAAATTAAAGGAGATGAAGGTGTAGACTGGATGTTGCATAGTTAATTAAGATAAATAGTAAATGGAGATTTATATTAAAACAGTAGAAGACCCTAATCACGAGCCTAATAAGCTCCATGTTGAGGACGAAATTCAACAGCTTATCACGCAGATAGAAACTATTCTATTTACGAGAAAGGGTGATGTCTTAGGTATGCCTGATTTTGGGTGTAGCTTGGAGGATATGCTATTTACACTTGGATTTGCAGAATATAAAATTAAACAAGAAATAAGAAGTCAGTTGAACGCATATTGTCCACTGGCTAATAAGCACATGGTTAATATTGAGGTTACTTTTGAGAAAGGTGAGGCAAGAGATATTGGCTATATAGATATTAAGATAAATAATACACATACGGTATCTGTGCGTGCATAAATTATAAGTAAAACAAAAAATGGCCGAACAAAAATTTTTAAATAGACTTAGGGTAACTGCTAATAATATTAGAGAGGATGCCTCTTCATATATCTCTAGGGTATATAATAGGTCTAGTGTTCTTTTTACTACAGCATCTCCGTTTGCACAAATTATCTCTGTACTATCTGATATTACAGAGTTACTTATGTTCTATATTGAAGACTCTGTTGTAGAACAGAATATTTATACAGCACAACACCCAGAATCAGTTTATGGAATGTCAAGGCTTACTGGACATGATGCAACTAGAGGTTTTGCTGCATTTGGTGAAATTCAGTTTAGATGGAAGCCAGGTGCTGATATGTCAAAAATTGCAGGTAATGGTCTTGTTATTGATGGTAGATCTGAGATTAAGTTTGATACGAATGGTATGACTTATACTCTATTAACTCCAAGTGAATATTTTAGAATTGACAAATCCAATTTCAATAAAACAACCGTTGCTATCATACAAGGTGAATTTGAAACTCAAACGTTTACATCAACTGGTGAAAAAATGCAATCATTTAATGTTAAGACTGGATTTGGTTTAACAGATCATAATAGAATTAGCGTAAGTGTTAATGGTGAGAAGTGGACTAAGCATAACTCATTATATGATATCTTAGCAGAAGAAAAAGGTTATTTAGTTAAGACAGGTATTTCTGCTGGATTGGATGTTTATTTTGGTAATGGTAATTTTGGTATGATTCCACCAGAGGGAGCAACGATTGAAGTTGAATACTTAAAACATAATGGTTCTGCAGGAAACGTTTCTGATTCTGGAGAGCTTACGATTAAATGGGGAACAGATGCTCAAGATTCTGCTGGAACGTTCCACGATCTTAATGAATTATTAGATGTTACAGTGACCTCTGCGCCTAAGATGGGAGCAGATAGAGAATCAATTGACTTTACAAAGATATTGACACCAATGGCCTCTAAGAGCTTTGTACTAGCAACGCCGGACAACTATGAATACTTCCTTTCTAAATATGGAATATTCTCTTATATTGACGCTTATAATACTACGGATGATGAATTTTTAGATGATGATAATGTCATTTACATTTTTGCAATGCCGGATATGAAAAAGAAATTGCCAAGTGGTGGTGATTACTTCTCAATGCCAGAAAGAGAAATGTTCTTTGCAGATTCTGAATATGATAGCATGTTAAAAGTTCTACAAGATTCTGGACAAATGATGGTTACAACTGAAGTTAGTTTTGTAAAGCCACAGGTAAGAAAGTATTCTATGGATATTGATATTAGATATTTTGAAGGCTTTAGTAAGTCTGATATCTTTAATGATGTTAGAGGTGTTGTTTCAGAATACTTATTAAATATCACAAGAAGAGATAAACTACCTAAGTCTGATATTGTCTATATTCTAGAGCAAGTTGAAGGTATCGACTCGGTTAATGTTAGATTTATTTCTGAAACCGAAGAGACTGCTAGAAGGTTGGGTTACTATGAATCAATTACAAAGAAAGTTCAACCACAAGAGCCAGTATTACTTGAAGATATCGGAAATGGTAAGCAAAAATATATCTTCTTTAAAACTATTGAAACAGTGAATAAAGTTTTAATTAATGATAACACGATAATTCCAGAAGATATTACAGGTCTAGACCAATGGGGTGATATTATTATGGAGAAAGAAGAAGTTGCGGTATTTAGAGGTGGATGGCAAGATAGAGATGGTGATGTTATCGTTGATGATGTTCTTATGAATGAAGAGGCGGCATTAAGTATTAACTTTAACGCAACGCCAGTACCTAGAACAATTTACACTAGAGTACAGGCTGGAAATAGAAAAGCACTTAAATAATGATAAATCCATTTAAAGGCCTTTTTGGCTATACTGACGTAAAACTATATGATGTTGCTAAATCTAGAAAAGATCTTAAATTAAATCTAGGTAGAGACGTTAAAAGTGATGGGATTTTAATTAGATCGCTTTCACCGTTTATATTAAGAAGCGATACTCTTAGAGAATTTGTTGGAATATTAGATGATGCACTATATAATATAACAAGTGGTATTAGATACTTAAAGAATTACAAGAACTATACTACTAAAAAAGATGACGAAACAGTTAGATAATGTATAATAATTTTAGATATTTTAAAGGTACTGAAAATGATTTGAACCTAACATATGATACCAATGCTGGTATCATTCGTGGTACAGTTTTCTTAGATGAGGTATCTGAAGGTTTATATGAGACAACTAATATTTTTATATTAGAGCAAGTTTCGTATCTTAATAATTTGGTTTTTAATAAACCGATTGCAGATTCATCAAGTGCTACTTCGTTGTATTTTGAATGGGAAACTTCTGAATATGCGTCTACTGATATTTTTATGTACCACGCAGAACTTAAGGGTGGAATTCCAGTAGTTACTAGCAATGACACGCTTGATATTCCATTGGTTTCAAATTCTGTTGTAGATTCTATAGATCCTAATGGATTTAAGGTTTTAAATAGTAGAGATACTTCGGCTATTCAAATTAATATTGCATTAAGCTCAACAGTAGAGGGTCCACATAAGAGAACCTTAAATGTATATGAAAAGATTGGCAATGATAAAACTAAGATTGCCGCGATTGGTTTTTATGGTGAAGTTGTTGCTGAAGATGAAAGATTAACAGTCTTATTGCAGAACTTTGGTGCAACATTAGATGAGACAGACTTTCTACTATTTAAAGACCATGATATTTCTGAAATGGCTCCAGATTACATTCTTTTAAACCAAAAGAGAAAGGAGTTACTTTTAGAACTACATAATATTAAACCTTTTATTGGTACATATAAAGCAATCCTAAATGCGATTGACTTCTTTGGCTATAATAATATTACGCTTAAGGAATATTGGATGAATATTGATTCCAGTGGAAGTGGCTTTGGTAAGCTACATGCAATTCCAGTTCCTAACTCTTCAGTTAGAGGTGAAATGATTAGAAAGAAAATGTCTATTCAGGTTCCATCTAAAACAATGAAGAAGACAAGTAAGTTTAGCCTTGTTTATAGATTAAATGAGCCTAATGGTACATATGACCAATGGGATATTCCAAATGTAGATGAGGTTTTTGATTTTACACCAGACGAGATCTTAATAAAATTATATGGTTTAAAACAAAAGCTACAAAAAGAGTACTTGCCACTTAATGCTAAAATTATTGATATTACAGCCGAAGGTGATTACTTTACTCAAAAGAATATTAATGTTTGGAATACACAAAATGCAGTTGCGTTCTTTAGTGAAGGCCATGATATTAAATTTAGAGTAGAACAAAGTGATAGAACACTCTTTATAGAGGATATGGCACTAGTTGTTGGTAATGTATTAGATCAAAATGATGCTAGTAGTAATTACGTTAAGTTTCTAAACTATTTAGATTTAGACTATTCAACTTTAACTTCAAATGAGATTATAGAGTTAAGAGATATTATTGAGGCCTTTTATGCTAATTATCATGATAGAACTTTAGAGACTTGGAATGAGAACACTCCAGTTGGATGTCCAGTAATTCTAGATGGTACTCCAACGTTTGATGATATTTGGGACGAGGCTCTATTTACATGGCAAGATGCAGATCCAACTGGAATTGCACCAGTACCAAACGGAACTCAACAATTACATTCAGGTATTACTTGGGATAATTGGTGGAAGAGATGGGTATATGAAATTGAATGGGTTATCACAGGTACTAACGGTTACTCTAATGCACTTAAAGGCCCAATTGATGACTTCTTAAGATTGCCACTGATAGTTCCTAACAATGGAAGCTATGCAATTGAGATGCGAACTTATGATCTTTTTGGACATAGATCTCATTACAGAATGAAAGACCTATTTAATGTTGAATTAAAAGATATTGAGATTTATGGTATTTATAAATGGTTAGAAACTTTTAACTGGGATGATAAAAATCTACCTTGGATTAAATCCGGCGGCTACTGGGACAATCCTCAAAATAATAAGACAACAGTTAATGACCATATTGCAGCTCTCTACTTAACTTTAGATAGAGCAAATTATTTGCATGACGAGAGTCAAGGTGTTAGATTCTCTACTGTTAGAAGATATCAAGACATTTATTCTGAAACTGGTTTTAGTGAAACTACAGGACCTTATAGATGGGAAGAGGCAGAATATAGATGGTTAGATTGTCAACATCTTTGGTGGGAAGCAACTCGAGTTGGACCAGATCAGACCTCTTCATTTATGATTCAAGATCTAGCTAATGGTAATATACTCTCAATTAAGCATATGGATATGTCAACTGGAGATTTAATTGAAGGCCAAGTGATGATAACATCACCAACTCCAGCGTCAATTAACGATATTGCTGCATGGGAATTGATTGCAGATGAGTTAAATGCGTCTACGGATCCTATTATTAGTAAATTTATATATAATCCAGTTGTATTTGATAGTGATGGTGATGGTATTGTAGAAACTTTTTACTATATTTTAGCTGTTGGTAAAGAATATAGCAAAAATTACGACTATGAATACGTTGGAATTGCACAAGATTCATTATCACCATTTGTTGAAATTACTGAAGGTAATCAGCACGTTGTACATTACAATCCAACATTCGATGATACTAGAGTATTTAATGATTTTGCTGAGGTAGAAAGATCAACTCATGTCACTATTGCATGTGACGGTTCTAAGATGCCAGGTTTAAAAAATCCAGTATGGAGAATCCAACATTCAAGTAACCCAGCAAATGATGATATATACTATAATAATATGTGGCTCACATACATTTTTCAGAAGCCTGGTTACTATTCAATAGAATTGAGCGCTGAAGATACTTATGGAAACACAAACGTTATAAAACGAAACATGATAAAAGTAAAATAAAAAATTAAAATGGCAAACATTACTGAAATTTTAGGTACTGACTCAGTATCTTCATCAAGACCGGTTATCAATAGTAACTTTGAGTTATTAAATGACGAATTGGCATCGATCACGGCTCTATTGGACCCGACAACCTCAACATTATCTAACGTTGCATCTGTAAGTACTGGAGAACTTTCAGTTACTGGAGCTGCTACAATTACTACTGCTGAAGCTACGTTTAACGTTGACTCTACTTTTACTGGAGCAATTAAAATGGGTGGTAAAATTATTAAAAATGGAACGGTTGGTTCTTTCGCGGTCCCATCTACAGATTATGTACCTGGTTCAATTGCCGCTGGAACGTATTTTATTGACGGAAACTTTACAATACCAACTGGCCTAGAAGGACAAGAGGTTACATTTGTATGTAAAACAACTTCATTAGATATTATTCCTGGCCCTGGTGTTGATTTAACAGTTACTTCAATTACATTAGCTGGACAAAATGCAACAGTTACATTAAGATGTTTTAACAACAGATGGTTTGTTATCTCTTCTTACAATGCAACAATATTATAATAAATTAAAACAACCAAATAAATGGCAACACCACTAGTTAGAATACCTCAGTCGCAGGGCGGCACTATGTATGCTTTTGCATCTTCTGCAAAGGATATGACTAGGGCGTTCAACAACCCAGATATCAGATTTGAATTTAGTAAATTTGCATTGTTAGATCTTCCAGATTTTACAACGTCAATTGGTGGTTCAAATACAATCGATTTCGAACTTAACCTAAAAGAGGCATCAGGTTCAAATTATGTTGCAACTGCCCCAAACGTAGATTTTGCAAAAACATTTCAGAACTATGCTTTAAACATGGAGGAATTACTCTTGCAAGATGATGATTATGATCCGATCATAATGCAATCTGATGCTGAGAAGATATTCTTTAAGTGGTTAAATAATCTTGGAGCTATTGACTATAATACTGCAGATTCAAACGTAAGTACTTTAGGAGGTTATGTTGAATTAGCAAATAGTGATGGTATTGGTACTACTGCTTACGATAGAGTCGTTAAGTATTTAGGTACAATTGATGCTGAGAATGATGTTGCTTATGCTGGTAATACTTACCATGAAGTTTTTATTAATGTGCCAACTTCAGTAGGTTATACACCGCAAGTTATTTTTAATCCTGAGAACTATAATACAACTGCAACAAAACTCTATGCTTCTAGTGAGATTGAAGGTAGAGCTGGACAAACGCATCCAGATCCAAGTTTAAATATGGATTCAATTGTAGATAGCTATAATATGTCAGATGGACCTTATTATGATATTGCAGTTAACTCAACAAATGGAGTTCAAATTGAATGGGATGATAATGCATATGCTGAAGTTGTAAATACTTCATCTATTAGCAATCTATTGGATTACGCTAAAACAGGTCAGCAGTTTACTTTTAATGCTATTTTAGTTTACTATGATTTATATAGCCAATCAAATCCTTCAAATAGAGCAACAAACCTTTATGGAATACTTATCCTAGATGATATCCAATCAGTAGGTGGAATTGGCTCTAAGATTAATGAACAGATTAAGAATAAGCCAAATGAAGTTACAGGACTTAATGGTAATGCATTCTCACTAAAATTAAATCTTAAATTCAACTCATCTCTAGATAATGTTGGTGTAGAGACAAGTGTAAATGATTTTACAACTTTTTCTATGGATCTTTTCATGGACACTACTACAGCTTTAGAAAATGCAGTTGAAGTTTTATTACAAGCAAACGGAAGATATGCTTCTATAGTTGAAAGACTTGATAGCATGGAAAACCTTCTAGTTGCTGGAACAGATTCAGATGAGATTGTGGCAAGATTAGCTAGTTTAGAAAATGATTTCCAAAATAGTTCATTACAATTACAAGACTCGGATTCATTATTAAAGTTAATCCAAAAAGCACATGAGAAGTTAAACTCTCTAATTGATGGAACTATTCCAACTTCACTACAATATAATACTGATGTAATATTTAATGGTAAAGGTACAACTGTAGATAAAACTGCAGCTGGACATATTAAAATTAATAATAACGTAGTTGGTTATAAGCAGTCTATTAATTTCTTATGGGATATTGCTGCTAATGTTGTAAGTTCAAAATTAGATGGAGTAACTCTATTTGATGCAAACGTATCTGGTGCAGGTGCTGATAAATTTGCAATCTGGACTAGACTTCAGACATTTACAAATAGAATGAGCCTTAGAGATACGTTCTCAAGCGAGCCTAACGATGATTTGTATATATACATTGATGATAGTACAACTGCATGGGAATCTGGTCAAGTATTTAAGATAGCTTTTGACACAATAGATCTTAACGGTAATAGTATCATCATTAAGACTGGTAAAGCCGGGGGCTTCAATAAGACCATGGCACATATTGAACCTGAACAGCTAATTACAGCTAAACCGTATATTGAGATCGTATGCACAGATCCAATTAACTACAAATTTGAAGCAGATATTTTAAGATAAGATGAATACAAACAACTCTATTTCCAGCGCAATAAAACAGCTTCTTGAGATTAATGTTAACTCATTAAAAACTTTCGAAAGAATCAACGAAGCAATCACGACAAGTGAAAAAAATGTCCCACTAGAGATTTTAACATCTGATGGTGAGACTAAAACTGTTTATGTGCCATCGTTTGGTTTTATGACAAAAGAGCTTGAAAGATTAGATACTAATCTTAAAGCTATTAGTGGACTTGGGGCTGGTAATACAAATATTAGACTAGCAGATGGTTCATATCAAAAACTAATTACTGGAGCACTTAAAACTCCAGCAAATGATATTACTGCTTTAAATAGACCGGTTAACTTTTCTACAAAGGCAAACTACTTCTTTGAAGATTTCTTAAATCCACTATTAGTAGCTAGATTTGATGTTACTGGACAGATACCAAATGATACGGAAAGAGTATTAGTTAAAAGATTTATATTTGATTCAACTAACCAGGTTGCAGTTGATTACTTTAATGAAAACTTTGTTAATAAAAATGATATTGCACATAATCCTGCAGTTGCTGGATTAGAAAATAATAATATTGCATATATTATTGATGAAGAGGTAAGAGATATGCCTTTTAGAAATAGTAGATATTATGGTAAATTTGATGTTACTGCAATTAGTAATTCTAAGAGAGAGGTAGTAGTTGATGGTGTTACTAAAAAATTACCGATTAAACTTTATACATTAGACCAATTAACTTATAGTGATTCTAATAAAGAATTAGATCAAACTGAGGTTATCAAAGTTGGAGATGAGTTAATGGTTAATTCTATTAATAAAAGTACTAGATATAAAGTAACAAAAGTTGATGCGTCTAGTAGACAAGTAGAATTAGAGTTAGTTGAAGGTTATGAGCCTATTAAAATAGGAGCAGATTCATTGTCTATCTATAAGAATATTGACAATACATTAGAGGTTGAAATTAATGTTGGATTTAATGAAAGAATTTTAACTTTTATTAAAGCAATAGATCCAGTTTCTAAAATGTTAGCAGAACAATGGTCTCCTGGTGTTGGATTCTATTCGAATGATTTAACAATTATACTAGAAGATGGTAGCGTACAAACTCTTGCTAATTACTACGTTGACGAAGTTGCTGACTTTGGTAGATATATTAAAGCCCTAAAGGAAGATGCAATTCCACCAGCAACTCAAGGTATTACACCAGAAGCTCCAACAGTTTTAGTTGATAACTTTACTGTAGTTCAGGTTAATAAACACTTAACCGAGAGTGATGCTGCTGTTAAAATTAAAAAATTGGTTTCTGATAAATCTTCGGTTGAAGAGACTATCAAGAAATTAGATGATACAATCGCCAAGAAGAGAACTGAGATTTCTACTAAGAAATATAATTCACAAATCGAGGCTGATAAAGATAGAAACGAATTAACAACCTTGATTGACCAGAGGTCATCTGAGGCATCTCTGTATAGCTCAATTGTGACACAGATACAATCACTATCAACAGACACAAACGTTGGTAAGGTTGCTCCTAAATATAGAGTTAGAGGTTTTTGGCAAGTTCCAGAACCTAAAACTGTCGCAGGTACTGTAGAGCAAAATGTGGTTCAATTTATTGTACAATATAGATATATCTCAACTTCAGGTAAAACTCCAGAGGTGAATCAAATTAAATTCTTTGAGAATTCAAGAGAGAAGACTGCTGTTTTCTCAAACTGGAATGAATTTAAAACAGTACCAAGAGATAGAGCAAAAGATACTACTGGTAAATTCAAATGGCAAGACAGTCTTGTTGAGGATGCACAAAAAGTTAACTTTAATCAGTTAGATATTGCGATTTCACAAGGTGAATCTGTTGAAATTAGAGTTAAATCTATTTCTGAAGCTGGCTATCCTGCTAATCCAATTATGTCAGACTGGTCTGAGCCAATATTGGTTGAATTCCCAGCAGGCGAAGTTGATACTACTGACTTAAATGCTTTAATACAACAAAATATCTCTGAAGTAACAAAGGTTAAACTTAATGAAGAGTTAAATGCGCAAGGAGTTTACACACACGTTGCCGGCTCTTTTACTTCTAATGAGAGATATTATGCACACGCAGCAACCGATTTAGCATCTGGATTTCTTTCAGCTGAACAAAAGCCAATTTCTGTATATGACAAATTAGCAGAAATGCAATTACAAATACAAGCGTTACAAGATCAAATTGCTGGAGCTAAAGGTGAACTATTTGTTAAGCTTATCTCTGAAGACGGAACTGTTACTAACATTAATAAAGACACTACAAATCAGATTTTTGCTGGATATTACGTGGACGAGGTTGCAGATCTTACTGTAAAGAAAGGACACATTGTTACTAAAACATTTAAACTAGTAATTGAAAATACTAAAGCGACTACTCTAGAATTGATTTCAAGGCTAACTGGCGATAGAGTATTACCAGCTTATAAATCTAGTGGATCTACTTCTACAGCAACACAGAATGGCTTTGGTAACCCAGTGAACGACATTGGAGCACAAGATGTTGATAATAAAATTATTAATGATACTTATTATACTACCGAAGGTATGTATGACTTAGTACCAATTCAATATCAAAATATTTCTCAAAGTGAATTAAGTGCACTTAATCTATTACATGAGGCTCCATATCAATCTGCACAAAGAAGAGGGCAATTTGTCTATTCTAGGTTTATGGATATTGCAGGTACTGCTCCTTTATACTTTACTGAACCACTTTCCACTGATGGTGCAATAGGTTCACTTACTAATTATGAGCACATCTTAGGTTACGCTGATTTTGAGTCTGCTACGCTACCTACATTATTATCAGTATCAGGTGATGCTACAACTGCAGACTTTATTTGGGCTGGAACCTTTGGAATAGCTAAAGATGGTGCAACCCCAGATTTAAGTGTTGATTTTTCACCAGCAATGATCGATGTTACTAGTATCGGTACAGTAGGTTTAACTAATTATAACAATGGTCTTTACATACATAAAGATCACCCGGATCTAGAAAATTTATATCTAGATTATAGTAATAATGTAGTGGACCCAGGAGGCGTAGCAACTAGTGTTGAACAACAGACTTCAATAAAAGCTTTAGTAGATAATGCAATCTATACAATGCCAATATCTGCTACAACTGAAACATCTGGATTACTTACGCCATTTAGTGGTATTACACCTGGTGGATTAAGTTTACCTGCATATTCAGTTGCGGGTTCTGTTTCTATGACTAAAAAGCAATTAGCTTATATGGAAATGGATAACATGATTGCAGCCGGTGATAGATCTTTTAAAATGTCGTTCGATGTTAATGACCAATATTTATTAGGTGGAAAATCATGTGGAGCCTTTTTATTCTTGTCTCCTATTAATACGAATACATTATCTGTAGACGGTGATACAAAACAGAGTACTAAAAAAGTTTTAAGTGGAACCGGTAATGGAATCTCATTAGATGTTGTATTCCAATATAGAATGACAGATTATTTTGGAGATGACGCTGCATCAGATATTGGTAGAATTGGTGGATTTGGTAAATTTGGATATGGTAACTTAACTTATACTAAAGTACTAGGTTTAGATATCTTTGATAAGTTTGACGAGCAATTCTCATTTGACTTAGAAGTATTTGCAAAATATAGCCCTAAAGGTAAAAACTTAAACTCTATTAAAGCTGCCCAATTAGTTAGATAAAATCTTTGATATATAATAGAGAGATTCTATATATAAAAAGATTTTAAAACACAATGGCGATAATAGGCTTTAAGATACACGGGGCAACATACTTTACTGACGGTAATGATGCATGTGCTGCATCAACGGATGGTACTAGTAGATATTTTGACGACCAAGGAGGTGCTTTAGCAGAACCTGCAGTTGGAAGTGAGATATTTTTAGATGCAAGTGCTACACAACTAGATATTTTCATAGAGGACGGAGTAACTCCTAAAGATCCCGGTGTACCTTATTGGTATTATACCGAATTTAATAAATCAATACTAGTTGATGAAAATGGAGTTGTAGCTGATGAAAATACTTGTAGCTCTAGTGGTATTGGCTTAGGTCTAAGATCACCAGATGCAAATTCAGCATGTTTAAATAATGTACTTGATAGCACTAAATATAACAGTGCAATAACTCCAGACACACTTGCACTTGGAGATGTTTTATATGATGACTTAGGTGAAACTATACCATTTGATGGTGATAATGCCTGGTATTATTTATATGATGAAAATAAATCAATACAGGTTAGTCCTAACGGTAAGGTTGATGATATTCAGAATTGTTCAGTTTCTAGCTTTTCTATAGATATATCAAGTCCACATGTTGCTGCATCGGGGGCATGTTTAGATAGTTTTAATGGTACTATATTTTCAACACTAGATGTAGCTGATTTAGTAGTTGGTAGCTCTCTTTTTAAAGACCCAGGTCTTTTAGTTCCGTTTGATGGTCAAAATTATTGGTACCTTTTAATTGGAGAAGGTAAAGCTATACAAGTAGATCCGGCTGGTAACATTAAAGATATTTTAGTATGTGGATCTGGTCCTAGCTATACAGTATTATCTTTAGTAATTCCTTATACGGCTCTATCTAGTGCCGATGCATGTGACCCTGATACATGGGAAGATCGTACAATATATTACCCAGCAACAGAACCTAAAACTTTATTACAAATTGCACAAGAAGGTATTCCTATCTTTGTAAGCACAATTGGAGCACAAACCTGGATTAATGAAACCAGTGCAGGCATCCCATATTCATGGATTGATGCAGTTCCAGAATTTTATGCATACACGCTAACTGGTAATGGAAAGGAATGGTATGTCGTCTGGAATATTTCAAATTCTTATGCTTGGTTAGATGGTGGTGATGAATTTCAATGCTCTATTATAGAATATGAGATTTTCCCTATTACTCTAGAACATACGAAAGAATTCGATACAGAGGCAGATAATTTTTGTACTGGATGTAAAATTAAAACTAATTTTTATTATAAAGCTGTAAAAGGTTCTAACTTAGACCTTTTAGAAATTGCAAAGCAAAATATTTTAATCTACACTACTATTACAGGTGCTGAAAACGCTTTAAGTAGTGATTTGGCCCCATTGGCAATTTATAGTAGCCATGGAGAGCCTGTATTAGGATGGTTCTTATATGGAAACGCCACACCTAGTGGTAGAAAATGGTTTGGATTTACTTCAGCTGGCGATCTTGCTACCGGTCTATTAATAGAAGAGGGTGGCAAGTGTGATATCTATGTAAGACCTGGAACTTTAACTAGTGAATTAATTTCTAGTGCAGATCCATTTGCATCTAAATACTTTTATGCATTCTGGTCTTGTATCGCAGATGAGGTAAGCCCAGGTGATGTTAAATTCCCAGTCTATTTAATAGACGGTGACCACTTTGATAGTGAGAGTAATTACATGACTGAGTTCTATGATGCAATGACAGCATCTGGAAAATATACATTTACAAATACACCTGGAGATGAATGTATGACATTTATACACAGGATTGTTGCCATAGATATTGATGAGGCTCAGAGTTTATTAGAGAATTTACTTCCAACTGGATATGATTCAGTACAACAAAAACCTGCCAACTTCATAGGTATCTTTAGTGGTAATACTTTAAATTTAAAGAGTAATTGTGGAGATTGTATATGTGAACCAATAGGAGACCCATATACATTTGGTGATATTGAAAGTCAGCCACCATTAGATCTAGGTCCTAACTTTTCAACTGAAAAAAATTATAATCTGGATAACGTTGCTAGACCTCTATTAAGAACAAATCCTAAATTAACAGCTAATGTTAAAATAATTGCAGATAATAATGATAGAATCTTCTTAGAATCAATTGATGCTACTAAAGATTTAGCGAGTATTGAATATAAAAGGAATGAGGTAAATAAGTCTGGTAAATATTCTTATGATGTTGCTAATTTCTTTAATTCTAAAAGAACTCCATCTGATATTATTTATAAAACAAAAAGAGCATCTTCTGATATTTCAGTATTGGAAAGCTATCAATCTCAAATTGAGGAAAGCTATCAATATGGAGCGACTATTAACTACTCTAAATTATATGACGAGAAGTTTAGAATATTTGCACCAATCTGGGCAGACCTTAATATGCCCAAGAAATTTGTTATCTTTAAGGTTAACAATCCAGCCAATGCTGAAGGACTTTTAAATAATGCTGAAGATAATTTTAGTAGAATTAAATCAATGTTGACTAATGCTGAAATTGTAAAGACTTTTGACTTAACTAAGAATTCAGCAATTGGACAGTATATTAGAAACCATGTACAAGATGAGAGGTTCCCAGCTAGTCCGCTAACATTCTCATTTGAAAAGAATGAAAAGTCTTCATATAATGGAATTGACTTGGGTAGGGGTGGCTTTACGAGTAAATCTGAGTACTTATATAAAGACTTCGTTGAGAAAGATAAGCCTTTAATTGAGGCAAATGATTTTATTACAGATGGATTTAGAAGAAACTCTATGGTCTCTGCTAATATCTTAAACCTAGAGTTTTTATTTGATGATGTAACCTCTATTGACTATTCAGTAAATAGATATTTTGGTCTATATGTAGATGATATTGATTCTGGTCTAGGAGAAGTATTAACCTCTAATTTTGGTAGGATTAAGTTTAAGAGTTTAGATTCTTATGTAAATCCAAACATTCAATCTAGTGCAATCCCTAGTTATAAAATGATGAATGGGACTCTAACTCTAGGTTATACTGCAATTGAAGGTGATTATTATAAGATTTCTAATAATAAGTATTATGAAGAGTCTAATCTAAACCTAGAAGTGGTTGATGTTATGGATGACATAACTAAAAAATTAGGTATAAAATACAAAGGTAAATCAATAGATATCGAAGCAAACTCTAATGAAGGATTTGACTTTATTAAATTTAAGATAGCTGAAACTCCGGTTATTAATGATAATATTGCAATTGTAAATACAAAAGAGGAAGCTTTTAGTTTTAAGTTTATTAAACATATTCCTAGTACTTTTGTTACTGTTGAGGATTCACATGGACATTCTCTTCTTTTTAATACTGGTATTAATGTTGCCGAGGCTATAACTAACTTTGAGGCTGCGTTTGCTGCTAGTACAATGGAACCTCATTTTTATATTTCAAAAGATGCTGATAAAATTTACCTAACTGAAAAATTAGCAGCATTAGGTGACTTGTCGCTATCCATTACTATTCCAAATGGAAACCTTATTAAAGTTTCTAAAATCTATACTCATGTAAATTTATATGATAATACATTATTTGCAGCAGGTCCAGGTGAATTAACTAAAGGTACTTTTAGTGGAAACAGATTTTCACAAGATGGAAAACTTTCTGATATTGCGATTGCAATAAGCGCAGCTATTAGTAACCTGCCAGGATTTAGCGCTTTTAGTAGAGGTGAAGATGTTTATGTGAGTGTAAATATACCAGGTTATAATTTACGTCAACATACGTTATTGGTTAAAAAAGCAAATAATACTGATTTTATTAAAGTTGGCAATACTGATGTTACAGGCTCAATATTGAAACTTGATAGTAGTGTATTGACAGCATGGAATGCACATTATTTTAATGGTGGTAATACTAAAGGTAAATCAATATTGGTGAATGGTAATACTATTAGTGAAATTGAAATAGGCGATTACATAGGTACTAAATATAATAATGTTTATAATAAAATTATTGATGTTGTTGAATATATTGATGATTTAGAATCCGGAATGTATAAAGTAATATTGAACGATATAAACACAGTAAAAACCGGAGAGTGTCGACTATATAGAGAGAACAAACTTAGAATTGGTTTATTTTCAGCATATGATATCTATGACTTGAACTTTGATTTTTACGATACTTCAAATTCTGATTTGAAAGAATTGAAAAAAGAAGAGCTAGATAATATTGTATACCCACCGTATATAGATGTTAATGATTGGACTGACCCTGACAATATTAATTATAGACCTCTATATGATGGTTTAACTAAAGATGAAGTATTAGACTCTGATTATACATTAAGTCCTATTGATTATTTCTCTAATCTATTACCATTGCTATCAAATGAAACAATTGATGGTACTGCAGGTGAATTTATTAACTCTGAGTTTGATAGATTACAAGAGAATAATACTAAGGAATTTGCTCTTAATTCTAGAGTAGTTCCAAATATAAACAAATGGGTATTAAAGAATACATTAACGACAAGAGAACAACCTTATTATCTAAATGCAAATGAGGCATTTGGTAGAACTAATTTTGCTCCAGATTTATCAGTCGAAGGTAGAGACAGAAAATCGTTCACACATGAATGGTTCTATATGGATAAATTACCGACTTATTATAGGTACAATGATATTAATGATACTTTTAGTTATATTAATTTCATACAAGATTTTGAATTAACTAAAGAATTATTCATGGATCCTGACAACGACTACTTTGATAAGTTTATGGTATATGAAGGTTTAGAGGTAAAATCAGACTCTTCTGATTTATTAAACCCAGATCCAGTAGATTTTGATATGGAAACTTTTGCTAAATCTGTTAGACTAAAAAAATATAGTCCAATTGAAAGTGGAAGTAATAGCTCATTTGCTAGTACATTCTTTAAAGGTATTAAAGTTTTATTTAAGTCTAGAAAGGAATTTAATAATGATACGGCAACTGAGTTTGTAAAGAATACAGAATTTAATGGGTATAGATTTAGCACTGTAGTTAAAGTGAATAATGTTGCTTCTGAAGATATATCAAATTCTATAGAATATGATGTAATCCAAAATAAAGCACATAAGTTTGTAATATTCTTTATTACTCTAAATATTAGTGATTATTGGTTAGATGGAAGTCTTTCTAGAAAAATGTTATATGAACTTAACCATAAATTAGTTTATTCTAATGCTGATACGTACGGCGATGGTATTGGTGAATATATTTATAGTGATGTTAATTTATACGGTGCTCTGGATTTATTAAATGCAGATTTTACTGGAAGTGGACCTTATAGTGTTACGGGAATACCACATGCTGACGGCACAGATTCTATTTTTACAAATCAAATTGCCACAGGAACTGATGGTATTTATGGTAGAATTTTAATGGATTTTGGTACTGGTATTACATATGCTGCTCGCGTCCAATCTGTTAATTCTAGTAATGAGCTTACACTATTTGAAATTCCATATGATATTACTAATCCTGCTACATTATTACCAACTTCTTATTTAAGTACTTCATTACAAGAAAATGCTTCTTACAAATATGAAGGTGGTGGTATTAATGCACATAGTACTATACTTGAATTATTATCAATTCAAAATGTTGCCGACTTATTAAATTCTAGTAGCTCTGAAGTTAATTATAAAACAGTAGAAGCCGATGGTGCAATACTTGATAATAGATTTGTAATTAACTTTGAAAGTGGTAAAGAAATAATTAAGCGTGCTAACTTAACGATTGAAGAAGATACTAATAAACCAAAATCTTATAAATTAAGCTCTGGAACAATTGGTTATAATATAGTAGAGGGACAAGAGTACTACCCGTTCTTAATTAGACATTCTGGTAATTATACAATTGATATGAAACCAGTTGTAACATTTACAGATCTATATAGCCATTTTAAAGTTAATAGAGATCATTTGACCAGTAACCTAGTTGAACGTGTTTTTGAAGAGAGCCTATATAAACATTCATTAAGTAGTATATCTGAATATTCTATTGCTAGAGATTATTACAATAGATTCAATAGATGTGGAACTACATTTAATCTAGATTTTATACAGGACAATGGAGACCATGATAAAAACTGGGGCTTAATTAAGAATCATTTTTACCATAAAGTAAATGATATTAATACAACTGGTGTTACAAAACTTACAGCTTCAAGTGAACTACTTCCTCTATACCCTTTAATCGGTGAGGTTGCAGTTGATAAAAAAGATATAAACGTATTTAGATCTTCTTGGGATTCTAATTATTATACTAGATCTTTAGCTGGTGGTAAGAGTGAAAAAATATTTGGTACATTTGATGTAATAGAAGAGCGCTCGTATTTAGCTTCAACTATAATGAAAGTGGAAAACTCTTATATCCTATTAGATTATACATATTCTAATGTTGAAAGTAAAGAGACCTTGGATGATATTCTTAGAAATTCAAACAACACGTCGGATATAATGATTTTTGAAGATGAAGATACTATCATTGCAGATTTCTATATGGATTCTATTATCTATAAAAAATTAAGAGATAGTGGAGTATTGAATACGCTACAAAATAACGTTGACCCTACAAAATCAATTGGTGATAAAACAACATTGGTAGATGATTCTGAGGCCTATATTATTAATAACTTACTAGATGTCTTTACGGTAGATTATTTAAAATTATATACAAAGCCATTTAAAGGAAGCTCATCAATTATTGTTAATAGTGATAGTGTGGATAGTTTAGCCTCTGTTGGATTTACACCAGACTCTAACTTTACATATACACCA